CCTCAGGGTTTTAAGAAACATAAACGCAAATTCAACGAAGATTATATGTCTTTTCGAGAGTTTATCGAGCGAGATTAATCTCGATTTCTCATAGAATCTATCATGCTATTATCACTTAATTGCTGAAGATCATGTGCATTATCTAATGTCGTTTCTAATGATTTCCATCTATAATCTATTACGTGATTATTATCTAATGCTTTTACTGGTTCTGCAGTATATTCGTTCTTGCTTATTCTTATAACTTCTTTAATCGTTTCTATATCAGATCTCTCGTTATAAGTACCAGTAAAATATCCTTCTATATTCTTTATTCCTTTTAGATCTCTCGTGCTGTTTACATATAGATAAATTACGTTAATATCATCTTTATGCTTATCAAGAAATGCATAATATTCCTTCATATTACCCGCTACTATGAATTTTCTTTTAATCATATGGTGGACCTTTATCGTTGAGTACGATAACGAATATCAGTATCATTAATGCAATTAACGCTAATTCTGGCATCAGTCTTTACCCAGGAGAATTGCTATAGAACATGCGATCAATGACAGAATCAAATAATAAACATCGTTCGTGGATATTGCGTACAATGAAAAGATTATAGCAATAACGTAGAATATCATTTTAATCTATACCCAGATTGTGTTGCTTCTTGTAATAGTTGTTTTGACCAAGATCGTGACGAGTGAGTTCAATTACTTTATTCGCGAACTCTTGCAGAATAACATCAGTTGATTCCGAATGATCCAAGGGATCTCGATCTAATATTGTGACATATTCGTCAATCAAATTATCAAGATTCATTTTCTTCCTCTTCCAGCATTGAGCAATAATCGTTGTACATTACGTCGAGTCGAATTGGATCTAATTCTTTCAATGCATATCCAAAACTGTATTCAATACCAGCTAGATTAACCGGCGGATATTCGTCGTTTAACATTTCTAAAAACTCGTATTTGCTCATATTATGGTCTGCTTTCATAAAATAGACATTCCCAAACTCGTTCGCGAACTACTGTATCTGTCGCTTCTTCGAAGCCTAAATCATTAGCCAATTGCTCTAATAATCCCTTTACTTGACTCCAGGTCAGATTTGCTCTTTTAGCTAAATCGACAATGCGATATACTTCGTAATCACCTTCTTCGGTGAACATTCCAAATTCTGGTACAACTATATTATTAACCATAATGTTCCATTTCGTCTAAAAGATAAACACGTTTGACAAGCGAACTGATGCTTGATGCTGGGTGCCAGTAGTGAGGCATATCTTCTACTGTTGCGTTATATATCTCAAATGCTGTTGGTCTTGTAATTGTGGTGCCGTGTGCTCCGAATACGTGTGCCATAGAATCCCAGCGTACGTTCACTCTGTGAATAGCATCTTCTGGCTGATGCTCTCTGGAAATAAAATAAGTCTCAGAACCATCTTGCCATGTCTCTTTAACTACGTAATCTTTTCTATCGTCTCTCATTTTAGCAATCCAATTCCAGCATTTCTATGTTAGTTGCGATATCAGTAAGCCCGTCGTCATGCGACTCACGAATTAGATTCTGTTCTGCATTTTGTGCAAATTCCAGTGTGCTATAAACGCCAGTGTTGTAAAATGCAAATTCGTTATCACCTAGACCCTGTGCTTGTAAAATGTATACTGTCATTTTGTTTTCCTTTTTCATGCTTTAATTATAGCACATTTTGAACAACCTGTCAAGCAATAACCCTTTGGAAACTAGGGTTACTGCGAGTTCAATGTTGGTGAGTACTCACCAATTAACTGGCGTTCTAAAGCGTGAGCTGGAGCTTTGCCTCTGACGATCGCAAGTTCTTGAGCAACAAACGCTGAGACCCCGTAGGACCTGATAGCGTCGCATAGCGTCCAGGACTTGTGCTCAGTCAATGCCCGTCTAATGTGCTTTTGTACGCGGATTTTGAGGTCCTGCTTGCGAAAACCCTGAGTGATTCCGATGTAGAAATCTCCGGTTGCTACATTTTGTAGCATGTAAACGATATGACGTCTGTCTGATCTTTTCTTTCTCATGCCCTAATTATAGCACATTTTGGCTAAAAGGACAAGCAATAACCCTTCAGACTTCTGGGGTATTGACAAAACACTTAAAAGATGTTAAAATGCACTACTTGACACCAAAGTAATCCTTGATATCTTTGCGTGCATTAGCCAGCGCAGATACAACAACCGCCTGATCAAATGTCGTGAATGCAGATGATGTGCTGGCATTGGCAACGACCCCTGCTGCTTCATTAATCAAGTGATGCAAAAAGACATCAAATGATTTATTGTCAACTCCTTGCCAGTCCACATGTCCTGGCCCAGGTCCCCATGGCTCATCTTGCCACATAGGCATGTCTGCCTTTTCCATTATTCTTTTTATATTTTCATTCATGCTGTTATCCATTTTTCTTGGTCTTTGAATATGATAGATTCTGCACCATCATACTCATCTATTATAAATTCTGTACCGACTGGTACCCACACTACTGTGAGATCGCTAGCTCCGCCAAAATATTGATTGGGATATTTGGCCTCGCAATATAATTCAATTGTATCAGGCCTTGTACCATCGCCAACCATTTGAACAATAGCTGGGTCAAATAGCAATTCTGGCACATCTCTATTCCAAGTAGACCAACCTGCACCGAAACCTGGCGATACCAGTACAGCAACTCTGCCGTCTCTAATTACTTTTTCCATATATATCCTTGTTGCTTAAATATTAAGCACTCACAAAATCATAGGTTCTATCAAATATCGGACCATCGCAGATGTATAATTCTTCATCTACTCCTCGCATCAAATAATCACCAGCTTTGCCTTGCTTGTAATTTCCTTCGAGTGTATTCACACGAAAGTCCTCATCGATCTTTTTAGCATGTACTACAATAGGTCGCTTCATGCAAGCGGCCATGCCTTCTACTTGTTCAAATGTGTCAAACGTCTTCATTGTTATCCTTTTCATACTGATACATATTATCGCTGATACCAAACTCGGCATCTAGCTCTTCGGGAATAGTGCGCTCGACATCTTCTGCTGACATTGTGCCGAGTTCATAGTAATCGTCTGAACCATTAGAATACATTCCAGCAAAGCACATACCGGACTCATAGTATTTTGCCTCAACCTGAAAACCCAATCGTTCTAGCTTTTCATAAAAAGGAACAGGTGGTGCCCATGCTGTATCAAATACTGCCTCAAGCGTATCTGGGTATTCTTCATAGGTGTCAACGCTATGGCATTCTGTATCCCATTTGGTTCCCCATTCATTTACGCAAAAATCATACCAGGATGCGTAACCAAACTTCTCGATGTTTGACTTTGTCAATTTTTCGTCTGTTTCTGACGATGCTATTGATTCAGATAATCCTTTCGGTACTGGAACAAACTCATTAAAGAATGTGCCATTTGTCAAAGCGTCGCGCGCACGGATAATCATAGCGGGGTCTTCATGAGTGAGACGAACTGTATTACTGCACCAATTAGGCATATCTATTCCTTACATCAAATCAATTTGTACTTGTTTAGCAATCTGAGTAGTATTCATACTCTTCATGCTAACCATCGTTGGTAATTCTTTGTTTGCTCTTTTAGCAAAATAGCGATCGCTACTCAAACGCAACAACCCATCCCATGCTGCCTGCTTCAAGCTGTGATGAGCATATACATTGAATATATTGCCGACCGTAGTATAGATTCCAAAGCCATCTATAATGACTCGGATCTTCTGTGAATTCTTCAAACCATCAACCAATGTCTTTGTACGCATTATAATTCCTTAGTCAATATAAAAAAGATGTATTGCTAGACCCAAACAAACACCAATACACATTCCTAATAAAATATTCATTACCATGCCAACTCCTTGACGGGGAAACGAATCTTGCCTTCGTAGTCAAGCTGTGACTGCTCGAACTCTGTCAAATAGTCGTCGCCGACAATGTTCCAGCTTAGGATATACTCACGATAGAACTCGTCGTCACTCTCAATCTTTGGACGTAAACAAAAGATTGCTTTGACAGCCTCTTCATCGCCACCTTTGAAGTTCTTAATAGCGTAATCGCTACCGCCTTTGGCTTTCCAGTATTGAGGACACTCGCCAGTACCATCCCAATCGTGAGCACCATAATTTTCGTATACTTGAGTTGATATAACTAATTTCATATATTTCCTTCTTACTATGCCTCAATTATAGCACATTTTGGACAACCTGTCAAGCATTCCCGAGCAATTTGTATGGGTACTATAAAACGCTTGACAGAACACTTGAACGATGTTATAATGCAAACCGATTATTCAGCTCGATATATTACGAGAGTTTTAACATTAACTTTAACTCCAGTATATATTGGTTCATATATTTGCTGTTCACCATCCCATTGATCTTGGTCAAAATCATTATGAGTTTCTTTAATAGGTTTAAATGTTACCTGATTATTAGTATGATGTGATTTGACATATACTGTATGAGGAAATATAATCGAGCCAGCTATTTTCTCTGTAGAGATAGTTAATCGTTTGGCTTTAGGATGATAAACACAATCTTTAGTGTTTAATACTAATTCTCTATTATACGTCATAATTAGTTAATCTTTTAATATCTTTGGGTTTGACAATAAGTATATGCTTGTGTATCTCATCTTCGATCTTGAAAGGTAAATCAAGATGAATAGTTACTGTGGGTCCTTGTTGTTCGTTGATAACCCTGTCATTACCTACAGAGCCTACCCACCTAACACCTTTGTACACTCCAGTAACTCTATCACCTAATTGATATTTACCAAGGTATCTAATAGATTCAAAATGATCTTTTAGACTAGCCATTCTTGAGTTTATTACCTAATGTGAATTTACTTAGAACATCTTTAGCAAGAGAGAAATCATCGACATCTTCTTCTAAATATATTTTTTCTTTTCTATATGCAGTAATCAATTCATTTGCATATGCAATATCATCAAAACTACAATTTTCAAGCCAGTGTCTAAATGTCTCATCGTCTGCTTTCAATAAGAACATTAAATTTCCCATATCTCGGTCTGTCATATTAAGCACCTTGTGTCAATACATACTTAGCCAATTGTTTCCAATCGCCACCTTCTGCACGAATCTTTGTCGTTGAGATTAACGAACGCAAACTCAAGTTCTCAATGCTATTACCAATTGTCTTGATGAATGCAATTGCATCAGCTTTATGCGATGTTGCAAACTCTGGCATAAACTCTGAATCGCCAATCAACACTTCCATGCGCTCAATCTTTTGAGCTTGTGTCATGCTTAAGTCAACGCACATTGCACGACTCTTAACAGCTTGGTCTACACGATCAAGATCCATGTTCGAAATAAACACAATGCTACCTGTAAACTTGAAACTGCGGGGCAGATCGTCATCTTTCATGTCTGCATTCCAGTTGATCCAGCGTTCGCCGTATGAGTCAAGTGCACCCTTGAGCAAGTTAAGAGCAACTGGGTCTTTGAGCACGCTATCGCAGTCATCAAATACCAATACTTGACCATTGCCTTCGAACAATGTGCGATACAGACCTTTAGCAGTACTGTAACCTTTTACAATGCGAAAACTCTTTTCACTATTAATGCGAGCACCTTCTTCGAACTGTGCCAAGTCTGTAGTGTCAATCAAGTTCTGTGCTTTGAGTGATTTCAAAACAGTATGTGTCTTACCCAAGCCGCCTTGGCCTGTGATAATTGCCGATGCGATAGTCTTTTTAGCAACCATTGTCACCATTTGTGCAACAAAGTCAAAACGCTTGTTGATACCAAATTCGTCAACCTTGGGCTGGGTATTTACAGTACCGCTTACTGGTTCTACTTGCAAACCTAATTTAGCAATCTGGTCGCGCACATAAGATTCATGACGTGATCTTGAGACCATTTTACCATCAACAAAACCTTCGAAACGATTCTTTGCTTTGTTGAAAATTACTTTTACACGCATACTAACTCCTGTTTTTGTTTGCTATATATCTATTATAATTGCTTTTGCACATTTGCACAAGCAATAACCCTTTTGGCTTTATGGGTTCTTTTGATTTGCACAAATTTACTTTTCATCATGTCATAATTATATGTGCAAATGCACATCTTGTCAAGCCTTTTTAGTCAAAAAGATTCGAATTTCTGTTGAAAAAGTGCTTGACAGGAGATCAAAAAGAATATATAATCGAGGTAATATTATCTACAATATAGGGATTCTACATGGATATTCAGCCAAAAGATACAAGTAAAGGTCATTTTTATATCAGTTTGATTAAAAGTGGAATGCGAATTATAGCAGGTGCATACTTAATCACGGGTGATTTTGTTATTGCCGGTCTATTGTTAATTACTGCAGAACTATTGGGCATTCTTGAGGAGATGGTATGAACAATAAAGCCGCAACACGACAGCGCATGGCAGAATTAATGGCTCCTATAGAACAACAGATTTTGATGTGCGATAATAGAGAAGATATACTAATGATGGCATGTGCCATGATGCAACGTACTCATGAGATATTTGTAAATGAATTGGGTGAGGATGGCGCTAAAATAATGTATGAAGATTATGTATAAAGATTCTAAATTTAGATTGTGGGTTTTTAGATTATGGCATGAAAATCTAGAAGAAAGATTCCTACACAAAGAAGAACAAATAACTATTCAAGAATATTGGGAAAAATATAAATGGTGGATAAAAAGAGAATATCGACATCAAACACGAAAGAACAAATAATGAGTTTTAGAAATCAAATCATCGATGCAACCGCAGCACGATACACCGCAGATATTGAACAGTTACGAATTGACGCTGAAGTATTATTGCAACATACCGTGGGTGTGCCAGGCTCATCTAGCACCTGTGCATCATTCGATGCCATAGTAATACAGATTGCTTATTTGGAATCGAAGCTCGCATCTTTGTCATTATTTAAATGAAAATCAAAGACGGTGAGACATTTGAAGAATGGTCTGAAAGAGTCAGACAGTTTGAATTTGGGTATGCCATGCAAGCATTGGCACACGGAACGGACGCTGACACAATACTAGAACAGATGTCTATTCGCATTACAAATAAAATGAAACATTATATTCTCACTTGCATCCGAGTACCTTACAGATATGATGTGAATAAAAATAAACTTGAATACGAACAAATAATGAAACTGATATCTCCGGTTGCGGATCATGTCACTTGGGACAATTAAAAATGAAACACACAATTTATTACGTTTTAATCGTGGCAGTATCCACAGCTGCTGTCGCAGTGCAGATACTTTATAACTTACACAGGGTTTAGACCGTCTAACTCTCGATCTGATTCTGTTATCACCAGAGTCGTGCCAGGCATTATCTTCAGCAATGCCTTTTGTATCTCATCTATGGACTTGCCTTGAATTAAAAATGCTTCAGGGTTCAGAGTCCACAAGTATACTTGATCTCCGTGATGCTCAACTCGGCATTCTATATACTTTTCCTGTTCACTGGGTGGAGTAATCATTTTATATTGTGGCAAGTCTTTATTAGTTACCGCTCTAATAAAGCCGATTGCATTCCAAATTATCCACGCATAAAATATGCATTCAAGTAGTTGTTGTATTGTCATATATTATCTATTGTATTTTCTTTTTAATTATTGTCCTATAGCCATGACGTGCGATCCAGCAGTAATCGTTGACCAAGTAGTAAGATCACCAATTTGTACTGGACTAGATCTATTTGTAAGATTTCCTAAGCCCAATGCACCTGCTTGATTGTCGCCCCATGACCATAGTGTACCATCTGTTTTAATGGCCAGATTGTTTCGTGCACCTGAGGCAATTTTAGACCATGTGGTTAATGCGCCAATCTGTTTTGGGCTTGAATAATATGTACTATTTCCTAAACCTAGTGCCCCAAGTAGACCTTGTCCCCATGACCACATGGTACCATCTGTTTTAATAGCCAGACTAATTGCACCTTTGCTAGCATCGATATTTGACCAATTAGTTAGAGCACCAACCTGTACTGGACTAGATATATTTGTGGTATTGCCTAGACCCAATTGCCCAGCGTTATTGTAACCCCAAGACCACAGAGTACCATCGGTTTTAATGGCTAGAGAATATAATTCAGCGGCACTAATTTTTGACCAAGTAGTTAGAGCACCAACTTGTACTGGACTACTTCTATTCGAGGCGTCGCTAAGACCCAATCGACCAAAAGAACCAACTCCCCATGACCACAAGGTGCCGTCAGTTTTAATAGCCATGCTATGATAACCTGCGGCAACTGTTAACCAAGCAGTTAAAGCACCAACCTGTACTGGACTAGATCTATTATTAGTATCGCCCAAGCCCAACTGCCCATAGTCATTTCTACCCCACGTCCACAACGTACCATTTGGTTTTACCGCTAAATTGTGATAGAACCTTGTGGAAATATTTGACCAATCTGTCAAAGAACCAATCTGTACTGGACTAGATAAATCCGTAGTATTGCCCAATCCTAATTGCCCTGCATTATTATTTCCCCAGGCCCATATTGTACCATCGGTTTTAACAGCCAAACTGTGACCATCCCCTGCAGCAACGTTTAACCAAGTAGGTAATGCGCCAACTTGTACTGGACTAGATCTTTTTGCAGTATCGCCTAAACCAAGTTGACCATAATAAGCATTTCTACCCCAAGACCAAAGATAACGAGGCGGAGGATTCGGAGGATCCCAAGTCTGCACATTCATTCCACCAAGAGCAAAGTTAACATTTGTAATTTGCATTTTAATTCTTTCTTATACGTTTGCTGTATTTGTTGATAGGAACACTCTTCCTGTTAATATCCAAATCTTGTTCTTTGAGCAGCATAGTTTTGAGCTACTTGTTGACCAGTCAATGCGACATTGTAAATACGTGCTACTGCAATACCACCATTTAAGTAGTTAGATTGTGTTGTGCTACCGCTAGTATCATTTTTTGCGGCCATATGTATACCTGCATTTCCACTAAGCGGAGTTGTGCCTGATGATATTGTTACCTCTGTTGCAGCCAAATCACCGTTTATATACAAATTCATTTTGAATGTAGTATTATTATATGTCCCACAAATGTATTGCCAGCCAGTATTAAAATAAGTGCTGGCATTATTTGTAGATTCTACCCTCGGGCCTTGCCCTGCCTTTAAATGGTGAAGAACGAATTTATTGCTTACCAGTTGTCCCATTCCTAAAGAATAGTTATAACGAGAATTAGATCTATCAGCAAGTAAACTAAATACTGATATACTGGTATTTACGTTATCAAGATTCCACCAGCCTTCTACAGTATAGCTGTTAAGATCAGGCAATGCATTAGTACAGTACGCCCATTGAAGTGCGCTCCTAGTAAATTGAATGTAGCCACCATTGCCGGAATTGTATATTGGGGGGTCTGTTTTGACTGGACTTACGGTGCCACCATTATACAAATCAAAAACTTTTCCACCTACTGTATCAGTCCATACAGTACCACTACCAGGATAACTTGTAACATCCCCTGCATCAAGATTCAATACCAAACCCGAAGATACTACTGATGGTGGAGGTGGCGGAAAATACATTTGCATTCCGCCTAATAATTCTAATCCCGATAATCTCATCTTATACCTTTAAATTCTTGATATGAGTTTTATGTACGCGGCATTGCACTTGGCCGTTGTAATAATCTTCTGTTTCTAAAACTCGTCTATCCATTTGTTCTCTTGCTTCTAAATAATTGCACAAACCTTTGTTTGGGCATATATGCAGTATCTCTCGTATAAACTTATCCGCACCATGCGTTTCAACATCTTTCTTAACCTCATCAGATGAAGACCAATAATCTCTCCAATCTGACTCAACCTTTAATCTTTTCTTCTTACCCTTAACTACCTTTGTTCTGCGAAACCAAAACAACTTTTTACCTATATACTTGCGATTCGTGGCAGTATTGGTAATCAAGTACACATAACCATAAGCGTCGTCTGGAATAAGTTCTAAAGGGTTTCCGTTATATAGCCACATCTAAATACCAATATTAAATTAGTATTTATACGGTTTCCCAATAGTCGTTTCCGTCCGAAAAGTTATCACCATCATCCCTGGGTGGAACAAAGAAGTAATCGTCGGGATTTGTCATTATATCTTCGGCGTCTTCAGCTAATCCGCCGGTTCCCATGATGCCGGCTCGTTGCAGCATTTGGGTTTGTATAGATTTCTTATATCTATGCTCTTCAGATTCTTCGCGTGCCATGTATGCCGCTTGCTTTTCTGAAAAGACTTTCTTTTGTTCCGTATTCCATTGTCTGGAATTTGCGCAGGCGCGAGAACAGAACTTACCTGGTTTGGTATGTTCTGTGCTGCACTTAGGACAAGTCTTCGTCTTCGTACTCATCCTGTTGGTCTGCATCCATATGTGCTCCGCAGAATGGACAAAACTCTACTTTATAATAGTCTTCGTCAAGATCAAAATTTATCTTGAAGACGGCATCACATTCGACACATTCGTGATGTTGTTTTCTTGCCATGTCAATCCTCTCTTTTTAGTTTCTGCATCAAACACTCGTTGACGCAGGTCAGATGAACTAAAGAAATGATCTCGTTTATTGAAATACAATTCTATTCCTCTTTTCAAGCAAATGTCTTTGCCTGTATATTCTGTATCTTTATATTCTTCACCTAAGATTCTTACATCAATTGGCAATGCCATAAAGATGTCCTCGAGTTCTTTCTCCGTTGAATATACTATAATCTCATCAACATGCTTGCATGATGATACCTGAATTTGTCTCTCAATGATTGACTGTACAGGTCTGTTTTTAGATTTTCTATCTATTGTGGGATCGATTTGAATCGCAGCAATTAGATAATCGCATTGACGCTTTGCCTCTTCCAACATAATCACATGACCTGCATGGAACAGATCAAATGTGGAACACGTAATTCCAATTTTTTTGTTTACACTCATATTTTCTCCACTTCAATGTTACACTTATTTAAAAATTCTATACCTTCATTGCTTCTATAGCTATTTCTATAGAATACTTTTTTAATCCCTGCTATATGTATAAGCTTTGCACAATCAAAACAAGGTGCATGGGTAATATACATTGTAGCACCTGCACCTGATTCATTGGATTGTGCCAACTTTCCAATCGCATTCATTTCTGCATGAATAACTTCTGGCTTTGTCTCATATCTATATGATCCCATTTTATGCCATGGGCCACCTGGATCTATTATATACTGCGATTCTTGATATATTTCATTCTCACAATTATTATCCCATCCAGCAGGTGTGCCGTTGTATCCAATAGATATAATTCTATTATCTTTCTCAACAACCGCGCCGACCTTTAATCGTTTGGCGGAAGACAAAGCAGCATAACCTTCAGCCGCCACCATATGTGCATAATCAAATTTACTCATTTCCAACTCACCATTTTAAATCTTTCCTTAGGTACACCAAAGTATTTACATTTCCAATCACTTTGAGCAAAAAAGTCTAAATGATACCATTCATCTTTATGCTTAATTATTTCTTTAGCAGCATCATCCCAATCTATAGTTGCAAACTCTGCTTGTACTAACAATTTACAGGCTTGCACTTCTTCACAATCAAACCCATCATATTCCCAATGTAATACTTCAAAGCAATTGCCGTGCCTATCAACATAATCCATAGAGAAATCTAATCCCCATTTTGGACGTAATGATATAACTTTATGCACTAAAGGTAATTGTTTTGCCCAATATGTTAGTTCAGCTAATGCTTCACCTTCATACCCTTTTCGTTCAAATAACAAACTATGGTTTAGAACTGCACCTTCTATCTTAGGATATTGTGTAAACCAATCTTCTTTTAATGCTGAACGATGTGGTCTATGTTTTTTATCTTTTTGCCTATTACTATAAGCATAATGTCTTTCCAATTCAGTTAGATCATAACCATTTTGGTCAAACAGTTCCACATCTTCCGGTGTGGGTGTGTATAATATTTTATCAATGGGTTTAGACCAATAACCATTTGTGTTAAAAGAATTATTGGTTAATTCAATTTTCATCCCATTTTCCTTCAGGGCATTTTGCTCCAGGTATCATAGTCTTTGCCCATATAGAGCATCCACATTTATCGCACACCTTAGCACCAATGATAGTAGTAAGATGTTCACACTTGTCGCAAATTTCTCTGCGTTTTAATGTGAAACTTATTTCATTATTACTATTCATTTTATTTTATAATAGGTCCGCCTGTTATCCACAGTTCACAACTTCTAGTACCCGCACATTTAAAATGTAGTAAATTGCAATATCCTAAATCTGCAGATTCTCTAGTTTTCTCTGCTTCATATGCCTCTTTACCCATGCCGCCTTCTATACATTTATACATTGCGTCAGTTATATTGAACGCAGCGCAATTAGCACATTGCATAGTCTTGGCCGTTTTTTCACTAATACCCCATTGCTTAGCAGAAACTTTCCAGTAGTCTCCTGGTTCATCTGGATTAGCTGGTCCATAATGATGTTTATCTATAGCTATTTGTCTATTCTTAACATTGATGTTTAAATTTTGAGTAGCTATAGGGCATCCGTTTTTAGGTGCCTCCGATAATAGTTCTTTAAAAGTTTTCATTTTTGTTTTGCCCAAACATCTTCCCAGTTACCTGTATGTGCTGCCTTAGCATAATCGGTTGCTCTATTCTCAAAGAAGTTAGTGTGAATAGGTGCATTAATCATTTCTTCAACCCAAGGTAGCGGATTCTTTTTGACCTTCATAATACCCTTAAGACCAAGACTAATAAGTCTACGATCAGTAATATAACGGATATACTGTTTGACATCGGCGGATGTTAAATTTTCCATAGGACCCATGGCAAATGCCAAATCAATAAAGCTTTCTTCGAGCATTACCATTTGTTCGGCAATTGTATACAGTTGTCCTTTGAGGTCATCGTTCCATATTTCCGGATTCTCTTGTATATATGTTCTGAATAATTTAATCATAGACTCACAATGCTGAGTCTCATCTACAATAGACCAAGTAACAATTTGTCCCATGCCCTTCATTTTGCCATGACGAGGGAAATTCAACAACATAATAAAGGAACTAAACAGTTGCATACCTTCTGTAAATGCTGAGAAGATAGCAATATGCTTTGCTGTATTTTCCTTTGTGGAATTCTGCAATGAAATGTTAGTAACATAATCATGCTTGGCTTTCATTTCTTCATAAGCCAAGAACTCATTATACATTGTCTCGGGCAATCCCAACGTCTCAATCAAATGTGAGTATGCTGCAATATGCAGAGCTTCACGCGCCGCAAAGCCCAATAACATCATTCGCACTTCAGGCTGTGGAAAGTATGGTAAGTAGTTATTAACATAGCCACCTGCAACATCAATATCACCTTGAGTAAAAAATCTAAAGATGTGTGTGAGAAATTGTTTTTCTTCAGCAGTTAGTTTCTTTTTCCAATCCTTAACATCTTCTACCATTGGTACTTCAGTATGAAGCCAATGTGATTGCTCATGCTTCAACCATGCATCATATGCCCATGGATAATTAAATGGCTTAAATGAATCTCGGGTATCTGTAAGATTCGATTTTGTTTTTTTAATCATTGAGGAACTCTTCTACTAAATTTTTTGCTCTAACGCCTACTAGTCTACCAGCAACATTGCCATTTTCATCTATCTTAACAAGTGTAGGTACACTTCTAATTCCAAATTCAATTGCAACTTCTTGATGCACATCAATGTCCACCACTTCAATAGGAATATTCATAGTAGTATTAACTTCTTCAAGTATACTGGCCATTGCTTTACATGGTTGGCACCATGATGCTGTAAATCTTATTACTTTTTTCATTTTTATCCTTCACACGCTAAACAAATGTCTTCGGTTGCTAATGCTTTCAAGTCAATCTCTTCCATGACTTGCCGCTCTATTTTCTTTGATATCTTATCTGCTTTACCAATCTTTTCACTACGGCAATAGTACAATGTCTTTAGGCCTTGTTTCCATGCTTGAAAGTGAACCGCATGAATATATTTAATATTGCTATCTGGTCTAAAGAATAGATTAACAGATTGTGCTTGATCTATATATTGCTGTCTGTCTGCAGAATGTTGTACTACCCAACGCTGGTCAATTTCCATAGATGTTTTAAATACATCTTTGGTCCAATCATCCATCCAGGTAAGGTGTTGCACCGAACCATCATTGGCGATAATGCTTGACCAAATTTCATTGTAATCATCTTGATTAACTATATCACCTTCGCCTGAAAGATGTTTTTCGATAACTCTATTCAACCATTTGTTTTTGTTGAGCATTGATCCCGATAAAGTATCTTGTCTATATGCGTTCGCACGAAGCGGCTCAATAGAAGGGGAAGTATTACCCATAATAATAGAAGAAGAAGCGTTTGGAGCAATAGCAAGCATATGAGAGAAGCGGCGTCCAGTACCTGTCGCATCAGGTGCTTCACCTCGTTCTTTACCCAGCTGAATGTTAGCATTATCTAGTTCCTTACGAATGTGTCCAAATATCTTATGGTTCAATCCTGTTGCCGATGCTGATTCCCACGGGAGGTTGTTCTTTTGTAAAAGAGCATGCCAACCGAGAGCACCAATACCAATAGACCGTTCGCGGCTAGCGCTAAATCGTGCGCGCGATATGCTGTCAGGAGCATTATCAATGAAATACTGCAAGACGTTATCGAGCATCTCCGCAACGTCCCGAAGAAAAAGTCTGTCATCTTTCCAATCATCAT